GAGCACACATGGGACGCATCACTTTCCCAGTCAACTACGACATCTTTAAGGCTATATTCGGCCTTCCTGCTGAGACGAAAATACGCGACGTGCGCCGGAGTATCCGACCTGGTTTTTTTGACGTAGAGGCTGATGTTCCGGATGATGATGGCAAGGTCATCCAGGGTCAGGTTGAGCCGCGTTACACCGTGCTAACATTTGGATCGCCGCTATTTTTGTTCCAGGGCTTCAGTGAGCCAGAAGATAAGAAGGAGGAATCTACCTAATGCGCCTGACGGTTATGTGTCATAGGCCAAGAACGCAGCGGCTTGGTGTTGATTCTATGCCAAGAGAGATTGAACTTGTAACTACTGGTGAAGAATCAGCGAGTCAAATAATTGCCCTACTGAGATTGCGTTACCAACAGATGATCAAATCTGGATACCCGTGGCCCTTTGAAAAGATATATGGCTTTAGAGCGCTCCCGAATGACAGATTCTATCTGAAGGTAGTCGAACTGGAGTCTGATGTCGTTCGCTGAGATAAGGGTATTCCGACACAGGCTTGCGACGGGACAGGAGTACCTGACCTTCGCCTGGGACGGGCCGCATGACGGCATCGTAAGGATAGGCGCCCATAACACTATCCTTGCGCGGAACCTCCATAGGCTGCCCTGGAAGCTGAAGGAAGTGAAGTACGTCGTCTACAGAGGTACGGTCTACTATATCCGCGAGGACTCCGGCCTGGACGGTTGGATTATCGAGCAGCGCTATCGGCTCCAGCGCTTCGAGCAATGGTTCCGGGAGCGCTTTGTCGCGACGCTAGCGGTATGGGGATTGGCGCGCTGGGCCGAGAATACGGAGAGTCGATGGTCGGACATTGGCATCCAGCGCAAACGTTTACGCGGACGGTGATGTGATGCCGCTTGTTTACGTGATGGTTGAAGTAGCTATCCACGGCATCGACCAAGTGCTGAACAGGCCGAAGACGGTCGATGAGGTAGTTGAACGGATACGCGTCGCTCTACAGGTAGAATCGCTCTGGCGCGGCTACGATAACGATATCGAGATAGAGGTTCTGGAGTATGCTGGAGCGGAAGAGGAATGATCTACGGTCTATCGTGTCAACACCAACGAAAGGGCGAGCACTGTGGTGGTTCGATAATCCTATCCACGCGGAAGCGGAGAAGGGTGCTGGAGTGGCGCTGCGACAAGTGCGGCTGCCATTGGGAGAACCAAGAACAGCGAGAAGGCGCTACTCCTGGTCGGCTCTCTAAGCAGGAGCAGCGCTGCCAAGGTCTAGGCTTCGAGCCGGTCAACCCCGACGTCGATGCGATTATCGCCGAATCACATGCAAAGACAGGAGCGCCATGAGTATCGGCGACATCTACCGAGAACAGATGGACATGCAAACGTTCTGGAACAGCCGAGCCTCACTTGGCACCTATGCGGGAACACGCGACCGTATTGTCAAAGAACTGGAGATGCGCGCCATCGCACGAGAACTACGCGGCTATAAGGTGCTGGACATGGGCTGTGGTGACGGCGAGACCGCCAACTACCTGGCAGAGCGCTTTGGTGTAAGCATAGACGCCGTCGATTTCTCTCCAGAGATGCTCGCTAACGCTCGATCTCTTGTGCATAACTCGCCTGGGACGATACGTTATTCGCAACGCAGCCTCTTCAGCTGGACGGAGGGCGGCTACGACACCATCTACACTGAGCGCTGCATTATCAACTTGCCGGACTGGCCTACCCAGCTTATGGCTATCCAGCATCTTATCTCCCTGCTCAGGCTAGGCGGTCGCTACGTCATGGTCGAGTGCTCTATGAGCGGCCTCGCCAACGTGAACCGGATGCGCGATGAGGTTGGCTTGCCAGCCATCATTCCGCCGGAGCACACGCGCTATCTACGCGAGCAGGAGCTTCACCTAGCAGTTACCGAGGGCAAGCTGGATGGCTTTCTCGTGAAGGATTTCACGCTTCCTTATTACTTCCTGAGCAGAGTAGTAAACGCCAAGCTGGCGCAGCAAGAAGGACAGGAGCCGGACTACGAGGCGGACGTAAACAAGCTGGCGCTGGAGATGCCGCCAGACGCCTTTCCCGGCATGGGCCAAGTGCGGTTATGGCTATTCCAGCATGGCTAAGGATTTCGACCCAGTAGCACTCTCTCAGGGCATTGACCAGTTTGAGGCAATGATACGAGACACGGCAAAGATATGGGCGACGTATTACCAGAAGCTCCGCAGCGAAGGAATGCCAGATGATAAGGCATTCGATCTGGTTAGGGACTTACACGCCTTTTGGTGGGAGCGAGCGCTCAAGCTTCGGGAGAGCTACGAATGACCCTAGAGTACACGGTCGATTACGTGCTGAGCGAGGAAGGAGTAAAGGACGTTATCTTCCAGCGCATGAGCGAGGCGCGGTTGGAGGCAGAGGCTAGAGCGCTGTCTGGTAATCACCCGATGGAAGGCTGGCGGCAGGAGGAGCCGAACGTATGGTTCTTACTGCCTGGCAAGCGCTTCCGTATCGAGCTACGGAGCTACAAGTGAGCCAAGAAGATGCGATAGTGAGACTTCGCGGAGCGTTTCGGGAATTCGTTATTCAGCGGATGGCCTATGACCTAGAGCAGGGTAGCTATGACGATATTCTGCAACAGCTTGTAGATGGAAGAATTATGCCATTGACCTATAGCGATGAAATCAATATTCGCTTCTCAGTTCATATGATACCGAACGACGTTCTGATGTTCCGAGAGCTAGCTGGTTTTCCGAAGGATGATGAAACGACCAAGCGAGTATGGGACATGTGGCGTAAGGAGAAGCGTGCACGTCTGGCCCGATAACACGCTCATCGTGGCGGAGCTAAGCTGCAACCATCGCGGCATTTACGAGGAGGCTGTCGACCTCATTAAGGACGCAGAGGAGGCTGGTGCCGATGCGGTGAAGATTCAGCTTTACCGACCAGATACCATGACGCTCAACCTGGCGCGCTTTGGCATCAAGGAAGGGGAGTGGGCCGGCCGCACGCTCCATGACCTGTACGAGGAGGCACAGACGCCGTGGTCGTGGGCACACTATTTACAGCGGGAGGCCGAGCAGCGTGGCCTTAAGTTCATCGCCAGCATTTATGACCCTTCCTCATTAGATTTTGCTGAGCGAAACTTGGATTGTTGGGCCTATAAGATTTCCTCCTTCGAGTTAACTGATATTCATCTTATCAAGCGGGTTGCTAGGACGAACAAATTGGTTATCGTCTCTACTGGTATGGCGAGCGAGCAGGAGATCATGAGCGTCATGAACCTTCTCGACTCGCGGTTCACGGCCTACCTTCATTGTGTTACGGCCTATCCAACGCCGGTCGAAGAGATGCGGCTGAACCGTATAGCCTATTGGAAGGAGGTCGGCATGACTTCCGGTATGGAGTTACGCATCGGCCTGAGTGACCACTCCCTCAGTACCGAAGTCCCGGCTCTGGCGGTGGCGGCGGGAGCGCGCATCGTCGAGAAGCATCTGACGCTCTCGCGCGGTAACGGCTCGCTGGACTCGGCTTTTTCCTTGGAGCCAGACGAGTTTTCTGAGATGGTGCACAACGTTCGAAGGGCTGAGGCTATCCTTGGCGACAAGGATGCGCCCTATGAACGCGCTGGCGAGGAAGCGCACTATCGCCAATATAGGCGGAGCACGTATACCATACGAGATGTGGAAGATGGAGAGGAGCTAACGCCGGAGAACGTCAGGACGCTTCGTGCCGATGGCGGCGTGACCGACATCACGAAGGTATGGGGTTTGTACGCTAACAAGGCGCTGGAGCGCGGCTCGCCGGTAACCAGAAAGGACTTACGCTCATGACAGCTTACCTTATTTGGGAGCTAACGCTTGGCGTATCTACGCTCCTATGGATATTCAGGAGCCGCTATGCGGCAGAGGATTTTATAGATAGGCAGCCTAAAAAGCCGCATACTTCCTATCACATAGACGAATGGGAGATAGATTGAAGCGCTACGGGAAGCTGTTCACCTCCTGGGAGGGAAGCGACGCAGACGGTGACGCTCAGGTTATCTTGATCAAGACTCCTTCCGGTTACGTGCAGGATACGGAGCTAGGTAAGCGTTTCGCCGAAGCCTTCGCCAAGCGCATCGACGGGCTCTTCGAAGTCAATGGCGTTTCCTATCGGGGGCGGCGACGGGAAGCGCCTCCGCCACCTCCACCTCCGAAGGAGCCAGAGCCGATACAGTTTGTTACTGCCAAAGCGCGAGGAGCTTATAGCTATCTGGGCCTCCCTGTAACGGCGACGGCTGAACAGGTACGTAGCGCCTATCGAGCGATGGCGAAGCGGCTTCATCCTGACCTTGGCGGCAATGAGCGAGACATGAAGCGACTCAATGTAGCCTATGATTTGCTCGTTAGAGAGGGGTTGGCCTGACGTGTCCGTGAGCATCATCTTTGGCAGGAACGTGGAAGACAAGTTACGGCTAAGTGAGCGACAGTTGGCGCTAGCTGACAGGATTCTTGGCCTAGCGGCTTGGGAGATTATTAGCAAGGAGATACGCGACCATCTACTCAACCGTCTCAAGGGCGATCTAAATAACCTCGATGTTGAGGTCACGGAGTTAGAGAAGCGGAGGGCCGGATAATGCTTGAACGCGTCAAGGGTTGGTTCAAGGTAGCGCCGGGGCAGGGCATCTCGCTTATCTCGTCGTGGCTAGCGAACGCCAAGTGGTTTATCGAGGCGAAGTTCCTACCGCTAGCCCAGCGCGCCTATGCGCAGAATGAGGTCGTCTACGCATGCCTTCGCCTTTTGAGTTCCGGCATCGCCGAGCCATCCATCAAGGCATACACCGTCGACGAGAAGGGAACGCGGGCCGAGCTTGACCCGATGCACCCGCTCTCTAAGCTGATGCGGCGACCAAACGAGCTGATGACGGAATACGAGTTCTGGGAACTGGTGACGCTGCACATCAGCATAGTCGGGCGGAGCTTCTGGTGGAAGCAGCGCTCTAACGGTGATATGCAGATGGCGCTCTGGCCGCTCCGTCCTGACCGCGTCGGTTACGTTTACTCCAACTCGGACAAAGAGGGCGAGCGCGTTCTTTCTGGGTATAGCTACGCTGATCCAGGTGATGGCTCCATCAAGTTCATCACTCGCCGCGATGTTTTGGCCTTCAATTTGCCGAACCCGGCTGGCGAGTCCGGCGGCATCGTTGAAGGACTTGGCCCGGTAGAGGTACTGGCACGTCAGATAGCCTCCGATAATGAAGCGACTAAGTTCATCGGGGCGCTCTTGGCGAACTATGCAGCGCCGACGACGGTGCTCTCCATCAAGGCGACGATGAAGCCCGGTGAGGCGCAGGCGATAAAGAACCACTTCCGTTCTGAGTTCGGCGGGGCCAACCTAGGAATCCCAGCGGTTATTGACGCCGATACAACCATTTCCCAGATCGGCTTCAACCCGCGCCAGTTGGAGCTTGGCGCTGTCCGCAGCGTTTCTGAGTCTCGTATCTCTGCGGCACTTGGTGTTCCGGCTGTGCTGGTCGGATTGCAAACAGGTATTGACGCCAGTACCTACAACAACGTCTCTGGCATGCGGCGCTTCTTCGCCGAGACCACACTGAGCACGCTCTGGCGTCGCTTTAGCGATCAGTACCAGCACGATATCGCTGAGGAGTTCGACGAGAACTTGGAATGCGACTTCGACTTGAGCGACGTCACGGCGCTGGCTATAAACCGGCAAGAGGCCATCATCCCGGTCAAGGAGGGCTTCGCCGCCGGCGCGGTAACGCGGAACGAGTATCGAGAGGCGCTTGGCCTGGAGCCGCTCGCGCCGGAGATAGGCGATGTGCTGCTTATTCCTTCGAACATGCTAGAGGTGCCATTGGCGCTACCGGAGATTGATACAGTTGCGGTGCGTGCCTTCAACTGGCCTGGCTACGCGCTAGTAGAACGGAAGAATGGGCACCAGGAAGAGGAAACCAAGGTTCATGCCGGAAGCTAAGGAGGTTTCATCATGCAGATTACCGTGAGCCGCTTACTTATCCTCATTGCCGTCATCATCTTCGTGCTCGCGGCGGTGGGAGTGTCGCTGGGAAGTATAGGCTTGGTTCCGCTCGGCCTGGCAGTCTTCGCCGCATCCTTCCTCGCCTGAAATCGTAAACGTTTACAAAAAAATGACTGCGCTGCGCACGCATCTATTCTTCGCCTGGCTGCTCCTGTTCTGGCTAGACGGCGTTCTTACCTACGTTGCCTTGCAGTGGTACAGCGCGATGGAGATGAACGTCGTCCTGGTCGCCTTAGCGCAGTTCGGCCTGCTTCCGGCCATCGTCTTTTTGAAGGCCATCGGCTCGCTATGCACGCTCACCATTCTCGCGCACTTACGCGCCAAACTCGCCATCCTGCCGTTGGCAGCGTCGGTCGGGGCATACGTAGCTATAGTAATTTGGAATATAGGGGTTTTGCTATAAGTGGATTGGTTATCGCAGCGAAGGGGTGAAGCCTGAAGCGGCGATTGCGACCCTCATGCGGTTGGAGCTAGGAGCCAACGGACGCCGCCAAGGTTGGGCCGTGCCTTCGCTGCATTTCAATGATTAGAATCGTTACCCAGGCCGAGTTCGACGCTATCACCTGCAACCGCTGTGGGGAGTGCTGTGAGAGCTTTTTTCTTCGCTCTCCGCTCGACCTATTGGTCAGCATGGAGGCCGCTTACCAGTGGATGAAATACTGGGATGAAGGCGGTTTAGAGGGGAAGGAAAGAGAGGAACAAGACCGCAAGCAGTTCTGGTGGTACGCCGACGTGGAGCCGATAGGAGAGCCCGGTAAGTTTGATGCGGATGAGAACGACACTAACTACCGCTGTCCACGCTTCGCCAGGGATGAGACCGGCATGGGCGTCTGCACTCGCTATGAGGAACGACCTTATGCCTGCTCTGGATTTCCCTATGGGAAGCCGAGCAACTACGATTCCTGTAGCTGGAACGTTGAGATTGTCGGGTGACCACGCAGGAGCGAGACGAGGCGGCGCTTCGGAGCCTGCTAACCCGCTCTATGGGTAGAGAAGGAACGCTCATGGCGCAGCGCATCATTAACGGGGAGGCGCTCAATACCGATGACGCCGAGCGCATGTTCAACACCGTGATTACGCCAACGTTATCCGCGACGGTTAGTTCACAAATAGGCAGGATTTCTGGTGATATTGGTATAGACCTGGATGAAGCGGTCATCAATGCAGAAGCGCAGCGCTGGTCGCAGATTTACGGCTACGACCTAGTGCGCGGTCTTACGGACACAACTCGCACCGTAGTTCAGCGATCTATGGAAACCTATGTTTCTACGCCAGGAATGACCAGGCGGCAGCTAGAACAGAATCTCCAACCCGCCTTCGGGCGAGTCAGGGCGGCGGCGATAGCGGTAACAGAAGTTACGAGAGCTTATAGTCAAGCAACCAATGTCGGGCAGTCAATGCTAGAGGGCGTCGGCATCCCGATGGAGCGGGTATGGAACTCCTCTAATGATGAGGTGGTATGCCCTTACTGCCGTCCACTTGATGGTTTGGCAGAAGAGGAGTGGAGCGACATACAACCTGCTGGGCCTCCTCGCCATGTCGGCTGCCGCTGCACTACAACCCTTCAGTTTGTCGAGCGGGAAGCGCCGCAGCAGGCTTACGCGACTGGCTCCCTAGATAGGACTCCTGATGTGGCTGGTTGGGCACTGGAGCTAGAGAAGGGGCGGGCCGATATTCAAGGGCGGCACAGCATTGACAGTACCTCACTTTCCTACGGCGAACT